TCTACACCTCGCCGCTCTCCCCCATGCACCATTCCATCTGGGTCATGATAACCTCTGTGCTTCTGAACCCTAAGCGCCTAACTAAGCATGCGATTGGTATCCCTCGTGGCCACGCCAAGACCCACATGCTTAAGCTCCTCATTGTGTACATTATTCTATTCACGGACATTAAGTATATACTTGTGGTAGGTAACACAGCAAGCTTAGCCCGCGCCATCATTGATGACGTTATGGGCATGCTCGCATCCGAAAACATTAAGAACCTCTTTGGAGACTATAGGTTAGGTATAGATAAGGATAATGCTGAGGTTCGTAAGTTCCACTTCCAAGGCCGCGGCATAATCCTAAAGCCTATTGGCGCAGGTAGCGCTGTACGGGGTACTAACATTGATAACCAACGGCCACAAGTTATCATACTTGATGACGCGCAGAGCCGTGACCAAGCTAAGTCAGTGGAACAATCTAAGGAGCTACTAGCTTGGTTCCTTGGTACCTTGCTCAAGGCGCGGGACTATAAGCGTTGCCACGTAATGTACGTAGGTAACATGTACCCCGACCTGGAGATTAGTGCTAAGGGCGCCGTGGATAAGGTATACTCCTGTATCCTGCGCAACTTACAAAAGGCTGCGGACTGGGTATCATGGGTTACAGGAGCCTTCCTTGCAGATGGTTCTAGCATCTGGCCTGAGGTGCATCCTCCCGAGGCGCTTTTAGAGGACTTAGCTTCTGACACCAGATTGGGGCAAGCTCACGTATGGTATGCAGAAGTACAGAACGACCCTAGGGCTACAGAAGGTATGTTCTTCGACATTACCAGAGCAGCACCTTGGGTTCCGGTTATGCCCATGCTACCTATTGGAAGGTTCATTGTGATTGACCCGTCCTTAGGTAAGAAGACTTCTGACAACCAAGTTGTAGGCTTATTTGAAATCTATGACGAAGGTGGGGTAGTATGGAAGGAGATGCGGGTAATGCAGATGGCTGCACCTCAATTGGTGCCTGCAGTATTGCAGTGGGCTATGGAGGAGAATGCTAGTGCAATCTTCGCCGAATCTTATGCCTATCAGGCTACACTCTTACAGTGGTTTGCCTTCTTCATGGAGCAGTTCCAACTGGCGCCGGAATCCATTAACCTTGTGGAAATCTCGCGCCAAGGTGGCAGCCAGAAGTCCAAAACTGCATGGATATACGAAAGCTTTGGAGCAGTATACGCTAATGTCTTGCGGATGGTTCCACAGGTGTTTGCAGCCTACCAAACGGAAGCTATTGCATTCAACCCTCTGGAAGATGATAACGTGGATGATATCTTGGACGTTGGCGAGTATGCTATTCGAATCTTCCACACCATGCGAGACTTAACTATAGTGAAGCAAGTGTATCGGGAGACTTATGGAACATATAAACCTGGAAGGGACTTCGATGCTAGAACCTATGACTTCAGAAGCAACTAACGGTGCGCGACCCTCGCAGGGTGTATTTTCGGCGTAACTGACCTGCATATTTACTAACCTTATAGGAGCAGTGTCAAGGGGGAACAGTGAGCGCTAGCGAACGGCCCTTGACACGTGAGGATAAGGTTATAAATTGCAGGAGGGCAGTTACACCGAAATACACACAACACCTACTAACCAATCAGCAGGAGTGCTATTGAATGAAACAACCAAAACGGATTGCAAAGAGTCACAACAAAGTTGTTGGTAATACCTTAGCCCTCGGCAGGGACTCACAACTTGCAGCTGTGACTTACATGAACAATTGCATCCAACGATTTAACTTTGCGCAACGTCGCCACATTTACGAAAAGATTGACAAGGCTATCCAACTGGAATCAGATACACGCCGTAACTTAGGTGTTAATCGTGACCAGCGTTACGACTACTTCGACGACACTGAAGTTAGTCTGGTAACTCAAGCAGTAGATACTGTGAAAGGTTTCCTTGTTGACTTGTTTCTTGCACGTCCCTCAATCTTCGAAGCTGTTCCACCATCTAAGGATGACATGGGCATTGCCATGCAAGTTGACGCAGTCAATGAGCGCGATAGTAAAGATTACGCATGGGCGCGTAACTTAACAATTGCTTTTGGCGACTTAGCCAAGTACAACAAGTGCGCTATTGAAGTTGATTGGGATACACGCCTAGTACAGCAGCTGCAAACAAGCAATGCAGGTTCACGTTCCTCCAAATCTGTAAGCGAAGTTCCTACATCAGGTAACAAGATTAAGCGTCTGGATATTTACAACGTATTCCATGACGAACTTGTAGAACCCGCTGAAGTTCATATGTATGGTGAGTTCGTAGGCTATACTGAAAAAATCAGTATGGTTGAAATGGTGCGCCGTATTAAGGTTATGAAGGCCCAAGGCAAAGCTGTTATGAACCAACATGATTGCTTTAAGGCTTCAACCCCTGGAAGCTTAAACAGCTATATGCGCCCGTGCATTGTACCTGAAGCTCCACAAGCTGGCGATAACGATACGGCTTGGGGTGGCAACTGGGAAATGTTCTTCGGTCAGTCTGTAACTGATGGCAGCAAGTACAAAGCTAACCCAATGGATGAATACTTGTGGACAGTTATGTACACTCGTGTCATTCCTTCTATGTTAGGTATTACAGAGCTTGGGCAACCTGATACAGTTCACATCTTACGCCTCATTAAAGTAGGTGATACCTTAGTAGCTTGTGAGCGTATGAACAACGTGCACAACTACTTTAACATCATCACTCCGATGATTAAAGAAGATGGTATTGGCGAACAAGTTAAGTCTGATGCACAGCTTGTAATCCCAATGCAGAACTTGGCCACTAAGTTGTATGACGCACGCTTACGTAGCTTAGCTCAGGCAACTGGCAATAAGTATGCCTACATTGAGGGGACTGTTGACGTTGCAAGCTTGCGGCATCCTAGTGCGCCGATTGCAGTTAAGCCTAACATGCTTAACAAGGATCCATTGCAGTCAGTTAAGCAATTACCTTTTACTGACCAAATGGCTGCTAACTTCCACCAAGAGATTGGGTTCCTTAAGCAATCAGCTTCAGAGATTACACGACTCAACCGTGCGCAGATGGGTCAATTCCAAAAGGGTAACAAGACTGCATCTGAGTTCAACGAGATAATGAATAACGCGGACTCTGACTTAAGGACTTATGGCCTTATGTTTGAGAACGTTGTGATGGAGCCGATTAAAACAATTATCCGCGCCAACATTGCTCAGTACCAAGATGCTGATGAAATTGTAACTTCTTTAGGTGATTCAGTAGAAGTTAACCCACTGCTCTTAAGCACTAAGGTTATTAACTTCAAGCTGGCAGACGGGCTAGCCAAGAAAGAATCAATTGCAAGCTTAGACCCACTAATCAATTCATATACACAACTCCTGGCCAACCCAATGCTTGCAGCGCAGTTTGATGTAGCTGGCTTGTATGTGTATATTAACGAGTTGATGGGAGCTAAGATTAGCCAGTTCAAACTTACAGCTCCAGCTCCCTCAGCAGGCAACACGCCTCCTGACCCTAATAACCCGCAGCCAGGTCAAGCGCCTGCTCAAACTCCGGTGTAACTTATGGACCCGATTATTGCACAACAAGTAGAAGCGCTGTTAGCTCAGATGACTATGGCAGAACGTGCCGAGTTATACCATATGCTGGCAGCTAACCAAACTATTAAGTTCAATCCTCACCGTTTGAACTTAACTCAGGAACAAACTGACGAGCTAGAAAAGCTTAAGGTTGAGTATGTATATCAACTTAACGTAGCTGAGATTCAACTCAGTAAGTCAGCGTCCTCAGAGTTTCTTGATACCTTCGCAGCAGCTGCCAAAGCTAAGGGTGCTGTGGAGATTCTTGATTACCTTGTACAACTTTTTACCACACCATACCAACCAAATGCAGAGGAATAACCCATGAATCATTCTTTCCGTTTTATCAAGCGCCCATTATTACTTAACCGTATGGGCTCAAGCTCAGACCCTTTCAATAACCCAAACAATACAAACATCTTTGACCAAGCGGCCAGAGGTCAAGAGCGTGACCAGTCTCGTATGCCTCCACAGGGAGCTACTGATTACGTTCCATCTAACGTAGTCCCAGGCCAACGTGTTGAAGGCACACCGTCTACAGGCCCAAATGGCCAGTTAGGTCACAGGGTAGATAATTCAGCACAGTCCCCATTGGCTAGTTATATGGGTGACGACTATCATATGTATAGCGTGCAGGATAGCGGTCAGAAGGATGGGCAGGACGCTAACGGACAGGGTAAAGGTGCTGATAAGCCTAAAGGCGCTTTCGATGCTGAACTATCAGAGTTTGAAGGTGTAGTAGCTAATCACAACTTTATCCGTCCGGAAGACCAGGAATTAGGTAAGAAGGCTTTAGCTGGCGATGTTAGTGCAATGATGGAGCTTATGAATGGCGTAGCTCGCCGTGCTGCTTCTTCATCTGCTTACATCTCAACTAAGGTATCTCAGAACGGTGTAGCCAGTGAGTTAGAAGCTTATGGTAAACGCTTGCCTGATCAGTTAAATGAACGTGAGTTCAGTAACTTGTTTGCAGGGCAACGTGAAGGTGTCTTAGCTAACCCTAAGATTGATCCGTTAATCCCCGCAGCGATGGAAAAGTTCCGTAAGGAATTCCCTAAAGCTCCACCAGCTAAAATTAAACAAGCTGTTATTAAATATTTGGAAGATGTTACCAACTACAGTTCGCAGCAGCCTACCAGTGCCAAGAGCGGCAAAGGCGAGAGCGAATGGGATAGCTTCTTCGATAACATGTAACTATAACCTTCAAGGAGATTGAAGATGAAATTTTATAACACGGCGAATATCCCTACGGATTTAGCTAAGAAGTCGTTTGCAGCTGGTATTGCTCGGGTTATGCCTAATGGTGATGCTCCGCTGTTTGCTATGTCAGGTCTGGCTAAGAAACAACGTTGTGCCCAAATTGAGCACGGTTACTGGACTAAGTCAATGCAGTTCCTTGTAATCCAAATTGCAACTGCGGTTTCTGCTGCTAACACCACAGCCTTAGTTGTTACTGATGCTTCTGGTGCGTTACCTGGTCAAATCATCCGCTTAGCTAAAGCGTTCTCAGCTGGTAACTTTGTTGCACCTGAGTACATGCGTGTTACTGCTGTTAACTACGGTACTAACACTCTGACTGTTGAGCGTGGTTTTGCAGGTACAGTTGCTTCTGCCTCTATCCCTTCTGGCACTAAGTTACCAGTGTTTACCAATGCGCATCCTGAAGGTTCTGCTAAGCCAGCACCTCGTGCCATTGTACCAACGCGCGTACTTAACTATACGCAAATCTTCCGCAATGCTTGGGCGTTAAACAAAACCTTAAAAGCTACGCAGATGATTGCAGGTAAAGGTGCAGTTGCTGAGAACAAAGAAGATTGTGCAGCCTTCCATGCAACTGACATTGAATTTGCTGCGCTGTTCGGCCGTAAGTTCTTAGGTACTGACGCTGCCACTGGTGAGCCGATCCACACTATGGATGGTATCGAAGCTCTGGTGCAAACTCATGCTCCAACCAATCTGAAAGAAGCTGGTGCAACTACCAACTACAATCAGCTGGAAGACTTGCTTGATGGCACGTTGGACTTTAAGACTGACTTCATGAACGGTAATAACCGTACGCTGTTCGTAGGTAAGACAGCGAAGAAAGTCATTAACAACATCGGCCGTCTGTCTGGTGAATATCAAATCGAAAATGGGCAAACCAACTTCGGTCTGCAGTTCACAAGCTTCCAGACATCTCGCGGTAAGTTCAGCGTTGTAGAGCATCCATTGCTTAACACCAACGAAGAATACCAGAAGATGGCATTCGTTGTTGACTTGTCAAGTTTTGACTTTGTGTACCTGGATGGTCGTGACACTGAACACCAGTACATTAACGTCAACTCACAAAACTCTGACGGTTCTGATGCTGAAGGCGGTGTAATTACTTCTGAGTTAACTACTCAGATTATGAACCCTGCAGCATTCGGCGTTATCTATAACTTACGCGCCGCTGCTGCTTAATAAGTTTGGGTGTGGTGGGCGCGGCTTCTGGAGACAGGGGTCGCGCCTTTTTTAGTTTCTGCGTTTTGGAGAATTGTATGAATCTTGCAGAAATTTCGGCAGAAGTTACCACACAACTGCGTCGTCCAGACTTAGCTGCACAAATCAAAGGTTACGTTAGACAGGTTGTGCGCCAAGTGCATGCAGCCACTGAGTTCCAACGTGACTTAGTAGAGCAGGTGGTTACAATAGAATCCCCCATGCAGCAGTTTAAGATTCCATTACCGGATGATTACAGACGCATGTTGCGGTGCTTTCCCTGTAACCAGTATTCTGTACCATGTGCTACAGCCAATGGGCGGCCTGAGTTCGAGATGGTTGCACCTAATGACCTCTTTACCCAATCAGGTCAGATGATGCAAGACATTGTATACATCTCAGGTCCGACTTTAGTTGTACGTGCGGGTGCTGCTGTACAGTATATGTGCCTTCAGTATTACAAGGAACATGATGTACGGGATGATACTACTGAAACTTGGATTATGAAACAGTTCCCTGAGGTTATCATGTCAGGGGTTAAGGCTCGCTACTATCAAGCAACTAACAATGGACAGGCTCAAGCAGAAGCTAGCATGTTTATGCAGGACTTGGATAGTATCATGAGCCACTATGGAGGTACTCGATGAGCACACAAGTTAAGCCTGAGTACTCAGTATCAGAAGGGTCTACTGTATTAGCTACGCCTACAGAAGCTTTAAAAGCTTTAGGGGCTACAACTTTTATATCTGATGCTTCAGGATTTGGTTCGGCGCCTTTGATTGCTGTACGCTACCCGCTTAATGAGCAGCGTGTTGAAGTCAAAGCTAACATTCTGGGAGAGAAAGATGAATAGCCAATTACCTCCAGTAGTAGGCGTACACACCTCGCAAAAGGTAGAAGTACGTAATGTTGGAGTAGCTCGTATTACAGGGAGTCAGTTGCTTGCTGAAGGTAAGTTTGTCAACTGGTTGTATTTAATAACTGACATTGGATGCTTAGCAACCTATGAAAATCAGAACTCTAATGTTTGGTTGGGGGCTGACGGTATTGCTGTTGCCGGCAACACTGCCGTACTTACCAGCCTTGTACCTCGTGAAGGCCAGCGATTCTATAACATTCAAACCGGGCAGCCATTGCTCTATAAAGGCGGTGCATGGGGTGGGGCCTCTTGGGCGCAGTTTCAGGTTCTAGCTCCTACCACTGTAATGATTACAGCTTCTGGCGATTTAGAGCCTCAGCGTGACCATGCAGTTGTAGGTGACGACCTTAACTTGATACTGCCAAGTAGCTTAGTGGCAGAAGACGGTCACATAGTACGTATCTACGTGCCGGTAGGCTCTACTGAGAACGCAGTGTTTGCAGGCTCTGGCACTACCATCACTACGTTGGATATTGCAGGTATGACTTCTGCAGAGTTGCTACAATCGCAAGTGTATGAGTTTATCTACTTCAACACTGTGTGGTATAGCTTCACTGAATCTGCCAACTTGTATCTGCGTCGTGACAATAACCTTGCAGACTTGGCTAACAAGGAACTGTCACGTGCCAATCTGGAAGTATTTAGTACTGCACAGACACTAGCCCATATCCAAGGGGTGGAGGCTAAAGTCGATGGTGGTCTAATCTCGGAAGGTACTGTTGGCGACCCAGTAAACCCTCGCCGATTTTCAGTGGACTTTGCAACGCAGGCGGAAGTCGCAGCAGGGACGTCGACAGGTAAGGCTATAAACCCTGCGGGGTTAGCAGCTATTCTACCTAATATGATAGATGCCGCAGTTGGCTCCAGTAAGTACAATACTGTGACAGGCTTAGTTGCAGGCTCGCAGAACTTTGAGCTTACAGCTATTCAACCCTCTACAATTAGTTGGACTGCTGCCGAGTTTGCTATCAATGCCGACCCCGCACTGCTGACTTCTGAAGTTACATTCGGTACGTTAGCTGCTGGCACTATTGAAGTCCCTAATGTTGCAGGTTATGTACTCCAGCGCATTCGCTGCAACGAGTCAGGTGTTGTAAGCTTTACAACAAGTCCAGCACCTAACCCGTTAGCTATCAGGCTTGGCATTGCGTTAGTTAAGGATGGCGTAATCCAGTGGCTGCTGCCTTGCCCTCAGCTTGGAACCGCAGATTATTATTTGCGCAGTAAAGCTCCAGAGTTAACAGGTTCAGTTGTTAGTGTTGCAGCGCCTGGCACTTCTGGGCGCTTAGCTACCTCAAGCGCACAAGCATTTGCAGAATCAGCTAACTGGGTTGCTAAGACTCCTGACTTGAACGTACTTACTCAACCTGCCGTACCTTTGCAGACTTGGGCGTACTGGCGTACTGGTACTTTAGAAACTTCTACAGGGCAGACTGTTGTAGATGGTCGCTTATTTGTAGACGGTGGCACAGTTCCAGCAGCTAACTTTACAATCCAGAACGTGCTAAGGGATTACGCAGGTCAGTTGTATATTGTATCGGGGCGCTCACAATTCACTACGATGGCACTGGCTATTGCAGGTTTAGCGGCTGCAACGCCTACAGTACCCAATCATTTGATTGGAGCCTGTAAAGAAGTAGCTCGCATCATCCTTAAAGGTGACCAGCACGTTGGCAACGCAGCCCTAAACTTAGAAGACCCTGCCAAGTGTCAAATCTTTGAGATTTCCACGTTAGGTAGTGGAACTTCAGGCAGCGGAGACTCTGACGATGTGCGAGTTATTAGAGCTCCGGGCGAGCTGCAATACGGTAATGATTATGTAATTGCTGCTGACATTGCACCTACACTTCCGCCTATTGGCCCAGAAGGTAGCTGGCTCAGAGCTAAAAGCTTAAAACCTTTTAGACCTATCCTTAACGTACATACCGGCGGTAACGTCATTGTAGATGACGAAACTTTACGGGAAGATAATCAACTACAACTGGACTCGTACAAGGACTTTATACGCCTGTACATTCTAGATGGTAAATGGAGATACTAAGTTATGCACAACTTATCATCACGCGATGGGGCAGGCAATAAGATTTCAATTCTGGAATTGGTTGCCCCTAGAGCTATCGAATCTGGGGTAGAGTACTACCTTAGCTCAGAAGGTACTGTAATAGCTGAAAGCGAAGTTCTTCCAGTAGTTATGTTACCACGGGTGGGTGGAGCTAGTTGGCAGTTTATTCCAACTGGCACTACACCTCAAATTCACCAAGAAAGTGCCAGTGCAGCATATGGTAATGTCTCTACTCTACACTCTAGGGTAGAGCTTACAGCTCCGTATGCCGTGTATGTGCACTATGCTAGCAGCATCAGGGCAATTCGAGCTGCAGTAATGAACGAGCTTACAGGCGAGCGAATCGCTGAGCTGTCTCACGTACTTAGTTCTGTACCTGCTTCCCAGTATTACACGGATATTGTGGCGTTGGTACCTACTGGGGTTAATAAGGTTGGTGTACTGTGCTCGCACACAACCGATACCCAAGCCAGTAAAAACTTGCGTGTTGTAGAGCTTACTTTTAACACTGGAACGTTTGGGCTGACTGCTGCTGATAAAACAGCATTAGGCACTGCAACAGCAGCTGGCTTCAGCTACATAGCAGCAGGGCGTGGTGTTAGCTTAGGTAAAGTTGCGGTGACTGACGGAGCCAGTCGCTATGTAGTCAACTTGGTAGCTAACACAATCAACACAGCTTCTGGGTTAACTGGCACTACTAACAACGTGGAGGATAACATAGTTGTCACGTTGGGTGCCACTAACTTGGTATCTGTTACAAACTTGGAAACCAACGGCGCAGCTGGGTTTACTGTTACAGGAGGTTCTTGGACTGGGACGCCTAGCACCGTAATCAGAATACACCCTCGAGTATATCTGATTCTGCAAGGCTTTCAAAATGCTAACAGTGCAAGGCTCTTGGTTATCAACCCAGGCTTCACAGCTGGGGTAGTAACAATACTGACACATCCTACATGGCCAGGTATTGTTGATTCTCTAGTAGCTTTAAAGCCTTCCACATCAAGTAACTTAATGTACCTGGTTGAGCCCTCACCTGTACGCGGTGCAGCTACTTTAACTATCTCAGTTGACCCAACTGGTGTAGTGTTGCAAGGACTTAAGGCAATCCAAACAACTGACAGCTTACGGCAATTTACTTCCAGCATGCTGCCAACGGCTTGGGGGCGTAGACCATTCCTGTTGGATGTTCCAGTAGTATGTGAAGTAACTGTTCCGCAAAACACTGTAACCCAAACAGCTGATTCGTACGCTATCTGGTTTGTTAAGTATAGAGCGGACTTTGTCGTAGGCCCTTACAAGCCTGTGTACTTAGGACGTGCGCTAGCCGCTGCAGGTGTTGGGGTTAAAGCTACGTTTGCAAGCAGTCCTGCGCTGTTGGATGTGAATCCTACACAAACAGCCTTCCAACGTGTTGGTCGTGTGATTAAGGTTAACGACTTGAAGGGCTTCTTTTTGGAAGCTGCTAGTTTTAAGTTTGGCTTGGAATCCACCACTAAAACAGGCAGCTCATCAGGCTTTAACTTTGGAGTAGATGAGGCCAGCTTAAACTACCCTATAGTCTTTGGGGGTGTGCAGCCTGTTGAAGGTAAGGTTACATTTAGCCTAGCTTATCTACCCTCTGCACCTACTTACAATATTGCAATGGTTACACCGTTAGGTGCTGTATTTGCCCAAATTCTAACGGTGAGCGCAGCATCCAGTATTGCCGAAGTTGAACTTAACTTCTCAGGATTTGCGGTAATAGGTATCAGACTGCAAGCATCTGAAGCTGCGCAGATAGCTGCCGGTTTGGCCTACGAAGTGGAGGAACTTGATTATGTTTAGTAGACCAGTTCGCAACCCAAGATTAATTCCAATCTGGGTAACAGAGCAGTACGTTAAAGTAGGCCGTACTGTGTTATTAACTCGACAAGTAGGTAACACTAATTGGACTTTGGTGTATCCTAGTGACGCTGTAGATGGCTCCGCAGCTCCCCCTACTGAGCTTCTACAGGACTACATGTACTTACAATACACACGTTAAGGAGATGACGATGGCAGACCCACAAGTTGCTTTATCTATTACACAAGACCAACTGTTGGTTGCCATCCTTACATTGGGCGCGGCCATAGTAGCTTTGGTACTTTACATCTATCAAACCGAGAAGAGCCGCGTCGATGCAAGGCTGTCAGGCCTACATCAGAAGGTCAATGAGGAAGTTGGGAAACTGCATAGTGACCTAGATAAGCAACTAACTCAACAGAACTTGAAGTTAGCAGAGGTGATCGATGCTATCGAAAATTCAACAGTTGAACTCCAAAAGTTATACCACGAGTTGGACAAGAGGCTCCTGGCTAACGAACTTCGCATCGGAGGGGCACATAGTGCAACTTCCAGAGCAGAGAGTAATGGTAGATATGCTAAATAGTAAGCTTGTGCGTGATACTCTAGTGGATGGTAATGCAGAGTATCACGTTGCTTTAGTAGCTAGTAAATCCTCCGAACTTATAACCCTACTGGAGAATATAAGAAATGACAACACGGCCTGTATCAGTAGACTTAACGCTGCGGAATAACTTTCAAAGTTTACCGTACTTAGGTTCTAATCTTGACCCAGCCGTGGATACTAAGCCGCAGCCCATATTACCTAAGGTAGTATGGGCTCTTAACGTCTTAGCCACGGATAACGGAGTGCGCAGCCCTAGCTGGTCGGTTGAGACTGTGGCTCCTATTAATGTACCTGCCAACTTAAACACTCCTCTATTTAGACAAGTGGAAGTTATTGATGTTGAAGGGAATATAAGCTATATGCTGTTAGACGATACACTAGGGCCTTCAGGCTCGCGTATCTATTATCTACTGACAGCTAATAAGCAGTGGACTCGCTTTGTCAGCGATGTTCTGACTACTGCATTGTACTTCCCAGTTAAACATACCATGTTCCAAACCCGTACATTGGTTCTATGGACTGCCGGTGATAGCTTAGGCTCAGCATGGAGTGCTACAGGGCTGACTACTGATTATGCATTCCTTGAGTTCAATCTGGTAACTAACTCTGTGGTAGCTCATAACATCACAGGGTATCTGCAATGGGGAACCGCGTGGATAGGTGTAGCAAGCTGGGGTAACTACATGCTTGTGTACACATTGGAGCGGGTATATTATAGCAGCCCACTTAACTTTAAGGACTTTACACCTGCTGATGGCCTAGGTGGTAGCCTGAAGATTTCAGAGGCTCAAGGCCCGATTCAAATGATAGTGCCGCACAGTAATGGATTCCTAATCTATTGCCGCCGGAACATAGTTAACGCTGAATACAGCGGTGACCCTGTAGCTCCGTTCATTCTCACTGAGGTGCGGGATAGTGCAGGTTTAATCCTATTTGAGGGTGAGCCGCTGGTAACTCGTAATGAGCAAAGTGCCTTTCAAGTTGCACTTACCTCAGAAGGCTTAATGTTTGTAAGCCCCAATGGTGCGCAGCCTGCACCTCCACAGCTGCAGAACCTTGTGAACTTAGAGTATGTAGAGGAGAGGGAGGTAGGCAGCGGTAAGATAACACGCCACTTTTACCCTGACTCTGACAATACCCAGTATCGCTACAATAAGTTAAAGCGCTTAGAGTTATTTGGCACTAAGCTATTTATGCTCATGGGGGATTTAGCCCCTGAAGCTGGTAACGAAACCTACAATCGTATGTGTGTATTTGATATACAGACAGAAGAAACTTTGTGGATAGAGGGTGATATAGTTAGTGTGGTTCCTAACTTGAACTTGTTAAAAAGCATAACCAACACTCGTGACTTTCAGAATAAGATTCCTCACATTGTGGAGTCTTACCTTCTAACAAAACGAGCGGTACTGGCTGGACAAGCTACCTACAAAAACATTATACTCGACCTTGCAAACGGCACGTCGTCTACAACCTTCCCTGTAGGTGCCTATGCTTTTAGGCCGTGTGAAATAATGTTCAGTAACTTAAGCCTGAAGCGTGGGTATCTAACTGAGCTTTATGCAGTAACTCCAGTTGGGCGTGTAAGCTTGGCAGAGTATGATGAGCCTGCAGACCCTACAACCTTATTGTCTGTGGAGGTATATAGTGAGCTGGACGGCTTCACTACTCCACAAGTATTTGTGTGGGAGCCTACCACATTGAAGTGGGTTGGCTTTGCTGTAGGTGCTAAGCTGCGTGTCTTACTGCGCGGTAACTACTTTGTACTGAATGAGGTATCTTTTGAGGTACAACTTGGAGGGCTGATAGATGGCTAAGCGGATAGAGAATTACGCAGAGTTACCTGCAACCCTTCCAGTAGCCTTTGAAGGGGAGTTGAAGTCGGAGCGTGTGCAGGACTTACCTGTAAGCTTTAACAACTCCCTACCAGACAGGGCGACCTTGGATGCGGCTAACAGGTTGTTACTAAATCTTAAGGCTGTGAAGACTGACTTGCAGATATTAAAGCTGGCAGGCTTCTTTACCATTGATGATTACAGGCAACTGATAACTGTAGCTGACACTGAGTTGGTTACCTTAAACAGTATGCTGGGCGCTGAGCCTAGTGTAATGGCTCAGCTGGCAGATTTAACTAGTAGAGTAGTAGCATTGGAGACTCCTTAATGGCTAACCCTAGACACCCAAAGTTTCAAGACAGTGAGTTTGCTTGCCAATGCGGGCAGTGCGGTAAAGGCTTTGCAGACATGCGTATGACAACCTTAACTAAGTTGTATGCCATACGTGAGGAAGTAGGCTTTCCACTGAAGATTAACAGTGCGTTTCGCTGTGAAGCTCACAACGCTGCTGTAGGCGGCGGAGCTAATAGCGCTCACCTACGCGGCTATGCACTAGATATTAAGTACAATAGCATGGAGCAAGGCTACGCACTGTTGGCCTCTGCTATCAAGCATGGCTTCTGGCGCATAGGCATCAACTACAAGCATGGCTTCATCCACATGGACTGTGACCCTAACTTACCTAAAGGCTTATTCCCTTACTAAGGTAACGCCACCGGCCACAGGTGTATTTTCGGCGTGGTTGATGCGACCAAGAATAACCTTACCTGACGACTGCAAGGGAGGAAGCGAAGCGACCCTTGCGGGAGGAGAGTAAGGTTATACTGTCGCAGGAATCAACCACACCGAAATACACACTACCCAACTACAACCATCGAGGTTATTATGTTCGATAAAATTTTTTCAAAGGCTAACCCTTTTGAGTTACTTAGTAAAGGGGCTGAACTTAGAGTAGACCGTTTAAATGCTAAAACAGCTGCAGAAGCTGCGGCACAAGACCAACGTACTACAGGGGTGAGTGATGAATTCTTTCAACAGCTACAACAATCCCTCAGTCAAATGGACAAGAACCTTATGGAAAAGGTTTTTGGTACTTCCAATACAACTGACGTTACTAACCAACTTCAGCAAATGCAGCAACAACAACAGACGGCGGGGCAATCCGCAACTGACCAGACTCAGACCACTGTTCGTGGTGACGCTGGCGCTAATAGTGCTGTATTACAAAATATTATGCAGCTAAGTGGTGAGTTTGGCAAGGGTGAGGGTGCCATGGACGCCGCAATGCAGAAGGTTCTACGTTCTGGTGCTGGAGCTATTGCAGGTGTAGGCAACCGCAGCGGTACGTTTGGTGATACCACTACAGCCCTATTACAGAACGACCTTGCAACCCGCGCTGCCGAAGCTGGTGTAATGGCTAAGCAGGCAAGTCAAGCTCAGCAATCTCAAAGCTTAGCTCAACTTATGGGCGCATTGCAAGGCGGGCAAGAGGCTACTACTGGTAAGGCTGCTACTACCAACACTGAGAACTCCAATGTTACAGGAACTACTGCCAACACAGGTACTAACACTAGTAACACTGCAACTACTCAAGACCGGACAGCGCAGGAGAAGGCTACAGAGTCTAATTCTACTTCGACTGCTGGACAAAGTAAGGCAACTACTGATACCTTTCAGGACTTTGCCAAGGATAAGAGTGCAGGTATCGGAACTGGTACTAATATCATGAGCCAACTAGGTCAAGGTATTGGTGTTCCTGCCGTAACTACCGGCCCGCTGGCTAATGTAGCCTTGCCTAGTATGAATCCAGCAGTACAAGCTCCGAACACTGGAGCTGCTATGGCACAACCTGCTCCAGCTCCTGCAGCTGCACCGGCACAGGCTACTGCACCAGTGCAAGCTACTGCACCAGTTAATATCCAGAGCCTTGTACCCGGCGTGGCGGCAGCTCCTACTAATGGGCAGGCCGTTCAAAGCCCTGACGCTCAAGCGCTCGCAGCTTTAGGGTTAACACCTGAGATGTTAGCTCAGTTACAGGGTGGGCTACAGCCTCAGCAAACTATTGGGGTAGCGCCTGTTCAGAAGCCTCTTACAATGTAATGGAGTAAGACATGAGTGTACTTAATTTTTTAATGGGTATGGGCGGCGTTGGCCAACCTACTCCTTTAACCTCCACCAAAAACAAAACTGTGGAAACTAAATCCACACTAACCTCCAGTAAGACTAATCCTTACATTCCACAGGCTACTGGGCAGAATATTGTGCAAGGTGCTTTAGATGCTTCAGCTAATTACGAGGCCAGTGCTAAAGCCAAAGGCCAAGCTGCTGAAGTCTTGCTTGCAGATACCAAAGCCAATAACGTTCAAGGCAAGCAGTCGATTAAGACTGGGACTAACAACGCCATTGAACTTGCACGTATTAAGTTTGAAACTGCTAAGGCTGCTGCAGCTGCTAACGCTGGGGGCTTGCGCGAATATTCTGAGACTTATGGCTCTGAGGAGTACAAAGAAACTAAGCGTAAAATCTTTGAGCAGCATCAAAGAGACCAGAATGAGATGCTGGAAGCTCAAGCGCAGATGGATTCAGGGAATGTACTAGGCTGGTTGAAGGGCGCTCTGAGTGCTGGGTATATTCAAGAAGAGTTAGAAATGAGCGCCCAGATGATGCAGTTTAACCAGCAGCAGGAAATTAATGCAACCCAGGCATTGCAATCTTCTCTAATGGCTAATGAGGCTATAGCTGGCAATGCTAACGCCGAGCAAACGGCACGAGCTACTATGATGGTCGAGCAGGCTAATGCTTTAGTCAATCAAAGTAAGGCGCGTAACGAACTCAACAGGGAAGAATTCATGGCAATGAATAGTGCTTTAGGATTCGACCAGCACATTTCCGCTGCGGCGTATGACCGTCTTAACGCTATGAGCAAGACCAACGAGCTTAGCAATACAATGGTACGTGCTGAGATGGAGCGGGTTCAATTGGATACTGCTAAGTTGCAGGCTAAGGCATCTAAGGAAGCCTATGACCGTAACGAGGCGTCGCGTACTACCATTGAATTGTCCTTCAAAGCTTATCAAGAAGCCCGCGGTATTCCTGAAGATAAGATTGTAACCTTTAATACTGCTGTTACTTTGCAGGACGAAACCAAGTTAGATAATCCTATCTTAGGCGAGTACTTACTGTCTCGTGATTACACCATGACCAAAGACCAGACTGCCGTCAGTGAAGCAGTTAGTAAGGCTGTGTCTCGTGTACCTACTACTGAAGCTGACAGAACTACAGTTAAAGTAGCTCAGGAGTTGTTAGCTACTAAAATCCAACGAGAGAAGGATGCCTTTTTTGCGGCCAACCCGATGCAGAGTGTGAAAACTGCATCAGGGCAGGAAGCGGTGGCAGCTATTGAAGCTAAGTATGCTTTAACTGCTACAGGGCGTGATGGTAAACCTGTGCTCAATAGTAAGGTACTAACTGAGCTGGATAAGGAATATGCTGACAAGATTAGACTTGCTCAAGATGACCTTAACAAAGCTTCTGGCCTTACTCCATTGGATAATGCAGATACAATGGTGAATGCTTTAGCTATTAGGGAACGGATGCTGGCAGCAGGTGCTGACCCTGAAATAGTTGAACTGGTTCAATCTGGTAAGGCTGATGCCATTAAGTTAGACATTGCACCTAAGCCTAATCAATCGGTGCAAGATGTATTAGGCTCCAATGCAGCGGTGTTTGTAGGTACTATGGCAGACGCGGATTTAATGGATAATGCTAAAGCTTTTAGCTCTATTAAGGTCGCTGCTAAATACCAAGCCACAGCGTACAAGCAACTCCGTTTGCACAAGACTACTCAAGATACCTTCCCAACCTGGAAGCAATCACTTGTTAAGCCTACCAAACTTAGTGATAAGAGTAGCTTAAACCTTGAAAGTGCGGCTGACTTGGAAGTGTACTATCGCCAAGCTTTGGTAACAGAGCGCTCCAAACGTGTAATGTCTCAGAGCATATTCAAACCTGGATACTTATCAGGTAACTCTATAAGATAGGATAAGTTATGAACTACAACGAAATCACATCCTACTACAAGTCCATGGAAGTAGACGAAGACCAGAGTTGGTACACTCCAGTAACTGACTTCGCTAAGCATGGCATCACAGCGTCAATAGCTTCTGGAGCCTATGGGCTTCGGAACACTGGCGCCGCATTTGCCAATATGTTAGGTGCCGACATTGAAGAAGTTGACTTTGTTGACAAGCTTAATGACATTGGCATGACTGCAACCGCCAAGTATGCTGAGGAGAATAGAACCTTAGTAGACTTCGGCGGTGTAGTCGTTGGCTCAGTATTGCCTGGGGTCTTAGGAATGAAGGCTCTGCACTTAGCTCAGAAAGGATTGGCAGCTAGTACATCAGCTAGCCGCTCTGTTACTGGTATTCGTGCAGCATTAGTGCCTAAGAATCAAGTGGATGCACTGGCTAAGAACATGCGTGAGACTGGCACATTGGCAACCTCTGAAATGAAACTATCTCGGCGCGCAGCGTCACAAGGTTTTCACCAGCAATTCTTGGAAGCTGCGTTTGCTGAAACTGCAATCGTGCTTACAATGAACCAGCACTCCATGCTTAATGATGGGGACTTGGATTACCTTGATTCCATTGGCAACAACATGGGCTCTCTCATGTTAGGTACAGTCTTAGGTGGCGGCATTGGCGGCGTAGCTATGTCAGTGCGCCTCAAGAATGAAATGCAGGGTGCAGTACGCACTGTCTTTAGTGAAGCTCGCGATGGTATAAGCTTAAAGCTTTCCAAATCTAACTTGGATGTAAACCCAGGTGACGCCATAGCTTTAGCCTTAGAAGACCTATCTACTTTACGTAACCGCCTAGGCAGTGACGCTGCTACTAATGCAACCGTCCGCACTGAACTGTTCAAGATTGAGGAGCAGGCAAGGTTTGAGATAGGGCGATTGGTTCGCGAGACTTCTAAGTCTAGTACGTGGGCAGGCAGTGAGGAGTATGGTGGCCATCTAAGCCTAGCCTTGACAGAGATGTTACTTAAAGGCGAGGTGGACAAATCCATCCACAGTGTAGTAGGCCTGAGCAAGATTAAAGGCGTCCACGAAAACTATACCGTGTTTGAACCCCGCGCCGAAGTTAACTATGCAGTTGAAAGTGTAGACGAGTACGCTACAAAGTTGCGTGAGCACTTCCCTAGTATGAGCCAGCAGGAGGCTATGGAGCGTGCACAAAATAGCTTTGATTTAAGCTATGGGACGGCCACAAGTCAGCAGGGTAAGGGCATTGCAATTGTTAATATGCCTATGGCAGACAGCCAGCAGCAAGCTATGTTTACCCTGCGTCATGAGATTGGGCACCTAACAGGCTGGAAGTTAGCACGACGTTTGGAGGCTGATGAGTTAGGCCAGCAGTACCGCAGAGAGATGGTTAAAGCCTCTCGCATGGCTAGACCAGGTCTTTGGGCTAGGGCAGACCGTTACCAGCTGGAGATTAAAGAGTTTGAAAAGCAGTTAGCTGATTTAGCTCCCGACTCTGCTGCTTATGACGATGTAGTGAAGCAGATAAATAGCAGGAAGGCTGACATAGATTATGTCAATAACCCTGACGAGTTATTAGCAGACTCATTGGCTGTATTTACTTCAGACCGTTATGAAGCTGTATCACTGGAACTCAAGTCTTTGGATTCCCTGTTCCGTGGTAATAATGCTATACGTTCCCGCATGCGTACCTCAGATGCTTATATGGATTTGAAGAATGGTAAGCTTGCGTCGCAGGTAGACCGTCAACCTACAATCGCGGACATGGGTACTTACCGCCTCCAAGGGGCTAAAGCTTTTGTTAAGTACGGCCAAGATACGCGCGTGTATGAAGGGTTGGATAAACCACTGGATGTTATGAAAGATACGCCAGTGATTGCCAGCGCTAAGTACTTATGGGCTAAGTCTAATCCTATTGACTTGGAACTTCCAGAGATTGTGCTACGTCCTGATGACTTTGTTGGGCATTACCGTGCGCTAGAAGCTATGAAGTCAGGCTACAAAGGCAATGTTATTGTAGATGACTTTGACCCTCGCACAGGCTTACGGGGTACACGCATTGAGTTCAATATGGCTGTGTCACCTGACGCTATGCAAGCTAACTTTCGCAAGTACAGTCTCAAGGAAAAGGCGCGTGTAGGTCAGGAACTGCGCACTAAGAACTTAAGCGGTAAGGATAAGCCACAAGCATTTAGCGAAACGGATATTGCACGCGTACTGGATACCGATGTTAAGTGGCAACAGTACGCTGCAATCCATAAAGGTATTAAGGAAGATTCAACTGAGATGGGTATGGGTTCGTGGTCTGAGACTTATGACCCACGTATGCCTACTCAGGTTAAGCTTACCTACGACCGCGACTTGAATGCCCCACGTAACGAAGCTGAAGTACGCTCTGCTGCAATGGCGAAGAAACGTACTGACATGGTAAGGCAGGCAGCGCAGTCGCAAATCCTATCTTACTATGGCTCAGCATTTAAAGGTGCTAAATTCCAATTGCCACCTACAACATTACAAGCTGGTGAGAATCGGTATCGTAAGGTTGTTGAAACTGATGATGCTCAAGGCTTCTTTGGAGCACAGCAAGGGGCTTATGGTAGTGAAGTGGAACATGCCAATGCCAGTGGCCGTTCCTTAGGTATCTTAGGTGCCTTCAGTGATAAGCGTATTTCCGAAGGTGTGGAGCCTGCAGTCCATTCAATAGCTCGTGACCCTGCTGCGGTTGCAGAGTTAGCTGTAAGTACTTCTAAGTTCCGTCAGTACAAGATGGAAGAAGTGCCGCCAGAGTGGAAGTTTACTGGTATGGATGCGCAGGGTGGCGCAGTCAAGGTTTGGTTTAACCGTATTGCACAAAGCGCTGGTGAAGCCAATGACCCTGACGTACTCAAGTTAGCTGCTGAGAAAGCCAAGGCACTTAACCCTGTACTTGACCAGCTCACCGCGCACGTGGCCAAGGCTGGAGCTCTCAAGACTATAAGCTCTGATTTGCTTGCAGCCTTGGAAGACTTTGCAATGGCTACCAAAGTTGATAACCGACTGCTTACCAAATTGGATGAGATGATTAAGCATCAACTAGCTACTGTGGAGAACGCTTCTGTAGCTAACTACTGGCGAGCGTTGCGTGAGGTTAACCAGCACACAGTTAAAGGTGCACAGCTTAGTGCAAGCTTACGTGGTAAGTCAGCCAATTGGAATGCCAATCAATTCTATCCTGGCACTATCGACCGTGACTTGTACAAGGTAATTAACTTTGTCAAACCTACTAAGCCTGGCCTTATGGGTGACCGCGAGTTTATGATTATCGGCGGCCCTAACGCTGAAGTTGTGGAAGAGAAGCTAAGCTTGTTACGCAGTAAGTATGGTAACGACTTTGAAACCATAACTCCTAATGCCAACGCCGAGCGCCACAAGCAGCTACTGCAGGATTATGAAGATGGCTTAAACATTGATAGCTTCTACATGGATCACAGCAAGTTGAATACTGGTAAGGCAGCAGACATTATGCCTGACCCTAACATTCAGATTGCATGGTCTACGTTGCAAAGTTACAAGCGTCAAGCTCGCGGTGTGCTTACTAACCTGCAGAAGCAGTACTACGATGAAGAGTTCCAATTGCTGCAAACTCTGGAAGATATGCGCTTGAATAGTGCAGGTGATCTGGGGACAAAGAACAAGGAAGCTTCAATTGCACAAGACCGTATGGCTACTATGCTCAACATGCCTAATGACAACAGGTTCAAAACATGGCGTAACGTACAGCGTGCAGCGGATGAACTGTTTAGTGACGTGTGGAACACAATAGTAACTGCCCCGTTACGTGCTGCTGGTGTAAAAGCTGCCGGTGCTGCGGAAGGTAACTACCAAGAGATGAATAAATTGGCAGAGAAGTATGGGCTGCCTCAACCTTACAATGACGAGATGCAAGATTATCTTGTACGCAGTCAGAAGGTTAACTCTCAAATCTTGGCATCTGTTGTACCTAAGCTTAACTGGATAGGTGCTACCTTTACCTTGCGCTTGGACTATGTGCAGCCTATCATCAACGCTATCAGTTTGCCTATCTTAGCTAACCCTGAGATTAAGCACTTGATTGATGCCATTCCTGAATTGCGTCGTCAAGCATTGGGCAAGAGCCTGACTGTGGAAGCTACTGACAAAGCAGGTAAAGTACTGGCTAGTGAGATGTCCAATGGTAAACTAATGAGTCAGGCCACTGTCAACTGGTTCAAGAAGCCTGAGCTTCGTGAGAAGTACATGCAGCTTGGTATCATAGGTGAGCGAGCGCAACTGTACATGAACGCTGTGGATAGTGCTGCGCTTGTAGGCCAGAAGCTGGTGACGGATGCAGCTGGGGCGGCTGGTGCGCTTACTGAAACCATGGGCAAGACAATAGACTACTTAGCTAAGTGGGGCGATTCCACGGAAGATTATGTACGCTTCATGGCTGCGGACATGGCTAACCAAGTACTTACTGCTGCCGGTGTAACAGGTAAGGTTGCTGACATGGCAATCCAAACCTACGTTAACCGGGTGACAGGTAACTACCACTACGCACAACGTCCAGCTATGTTCCAAGGTTGGGCAGGTCAGGCAGTGGGATTGTTCCAGACTTATCAGTTCAACTTAATCCAGCAGCTTATGCGCCACTTAGGTGAGAAGCCTAGTCGTGCAGCAGCTATGATGGGTTTACAGACTGGTATCTTTGGCATGCAATCAACTCCAGGCTTCGAGCTATTGAACAACCATGTAGCGGAGCGTTCCAATTACGAAGGTGACTTCTACACTGGAATCAACAATGCCTTAGGTGGGGAAATGCCAGCAGGCTTTGGTAAGGTTGCTGACTGGATGCTATATGGTATCGCTTCCAACTTTACCCGTCCAATGGTAGGTGATGGTGTAGACTTCTTTAGCCGTGGGAACTTGAACCCTAGAAGTCCTATTATTATCCCCTCTAGTTTGGATGAAGTACCTCTTGTTAGTATGGCTACTAAGTTCTTCAGTTCAATGGGGCAGGCTGCTAATAACCTAGCTGGTGGAGTTCCTGTATGGGATACTTTCACACAGGCTTTGGCAACTAATGGTGTGAACCGGCCACTACAAGGTATAGGTCAGTTGATGGCAGGTGAGCGTATCACTAGCCAAGGTAGTACCTTACTTAACACTGGCGACTTGGACTTCTTCCAAATGGCTGCAAGGGTGGCAGGTGCTAGGGGCATGGACGAGGCTGTTGCAGTAGCTACATACTACCGCGCAGTTAAGTTTGAAGCTGCCAGACAGGAGGACTTAAAGAGCCTAGGCTCAGTAGTGAAGGCTAACATAAATGCAAACAACTGGGATGGTGAGCAGTACAACAACACTATGCAGGAGTTTGTAAATCGTGGTGGTGATATTAACACTTACGATACTTGGAGCCAGAACCTATTCCAGTCTGCAACTCAAAGTCAAATTTACAACATGCACGAAAAGAACGACAACGTAACTGGCAGATACATGCAGCAGGTAATGGGTGCAGATGTTACACAGTACATCAATCCATGGAATGTTCCAGAGTAGTAAGGGGCTAACCTACTGCGCACCTGCCAAGGTGTATTTTCGGCAGGACAACTTGTGATAAGGATAACCTTATGGTAAGGCAAGTCAAGGGAGGAAGCGACGAAGGAGCGGCCCTTGACTGCCGTCAATAAGGTTATACTATCACAGCTGTTGTCCCACGAAATACACCACCACCAACCTAACCACTGGAGTGACTTATGAAGACTAGTTTAATTGTTCCATTAATCAGGGAATTACGGACGCCCCTTATTGCTGGAACTGTTTCGTCTTTGCGCGCGTCTACTGTACTAACTTCACCTACTAAACTAAGGAGCTAATACTATGGCAAGAGCTATACACACTGAGCCTTCTACTTGGGGCGTTGAAATGGAGAAAGCTAACAGCAACTCCGACGAGCTTTACAAGCTAACAGCTCCAATGGTTGGAGCTACTGCTTCAGTGGCTGGTAAAGTTGGTATTGTCCCCGCACCTGCGATAGGGCAACAAGGTCGATTGTTGTCAGGTGCAGGTACTTGGGTGGAGCCTCCAGTTACTAGCCCAATTGCAGGCACTGGTATGGAGGTAGGGTCTATTGAGGTCACTATCACAGCAGCCAATGCTAAGAGTCTTATACTTGGCGGTCTTGAATTCCGCTGGTCACAAGCTGGGGCGGCAGGCGGTAACTTACTAATAAACAATGTAGCCGGTATGCTCAGCCCATCATCCGTAGGTACAGGCATCACAAGAGTATACACAGCTGGTAACAGAACTGAATCATCGTACTCCAATATAATCATCTGGGGAGCTGACGCATCTAACTATAGCATAGGTAATCACACCATAACTTCTAATCCAGCTGGGCAGCACATTGAGTATGACTTGATGACAAGAGGCTTAGGGGATAATGGTGTTTGGAATGTTAAAGTTTTCTGGACTCAATCTAGTACTTTGATTATTGTGGGTACGTACATCGGTCCTAAAATAATCTAAAACTCTGCGCAACTACTAACTTTACAATCTAATTAATTCAACAACGAGGTATTACATTATGGCTTCTAGCAATTCAACTCCTTTAGTGTTACGTGGCAGAGATTATTCAGGTCAGCGTGTGTTTGTAAGCTGCCGTGTTCCCTCAGGTCAGGTGCTTATTGAAATTCAGCGTGAAGTAAACTCCGGCATTTGGGATGGGTATAGTATTATAAACGCGTCCGATATGTTCCACTTTGAATGTCCTGACGATGTTCCGGTAGATGTTCGCTTTACACCTAGTGGTGGTGCTACTGTAATTATCCCAGTACTGTAGGAGCTAGCATGAAATTCAATCTTAAAGTCCCACTTAAACGTGGGCTAACAAGAAGCCTGAGGGGGGAAGCTTCCACAGGCGGGGGAGGGGGGATACCTATCAACCCCTTTGACGCTTATTACAATACAGCAAGTAATGCAGTGTATGCAGGCATGGCAGCCCCAGTAGGTAACTTGTTTGATGTGGGGTATGCTACAAGTGGCAATAGTATTTACGCTGGTATAAGCGCTCCACCAGTTGGGGGGCTACCTACTTGGCAGCAAGGGTTAGGTTTGTATGAGATAGTAGCTATACCACACGTTGGGCCACTGTCCAGTATAGACCCTGAAAATGACCCCTTAACCAACCCAAATCACCCTAACGCATCGCCTTGGCGGGGCAGTACTGGCTTTGCTGCTGTTGTAAATGGTTATGGGGGCGCTGCGTATGATGATACTACTGGTAAATGGTGGTACATTCTACAAGGTGGGCACCAAGACTATGCAGGTAACCCACCGTTTATGGTTGATGTATTTGCAAACACTATACAATGGAAGATGGCTAGGAAACCATCTGGGGCTATCGGCAATGTGATTAATCTTAATGATGGTCAAAGCGCCACTGGGTTGTATTCGGACGGACGGTTACGCTCTACGCACGCATACAGTTATAACTTTGCGCATAATGGTAAGTTATATGTTGCCGCGCTAGTTGCTTCCTTTCCTGACGTTGGCTTAATAAGGAAGGTTTACGAAGTAGACCCTATAACTGGTGAAGCTACTTTAGTCTGTGACTATAGTACAGACGGTACAAACAACACAGGGTATGGTGGTGCTGCTATAGACCCTGTAAGTAATAAAATGTTTATTAGCGGTCAAGGTACAATCCGCCCTGTAGTAGTCGATTTAAACACCAAGACCTTTACTAACTTAGGTTATTGGGCGAACATATTTGGCTCATATAGCACAGCTGTTTACGCGCCTGAGCCTGCTAGAATCATATTTGCCTGCGCTCAAGTAACTACAGACTATTTAGCTAAGCGAGGTTTAGCAATTATAAACCCCGCAACTAATGCTATTACTTACCCCGCATGTGAAAACTTCCCATCATTCTTAGGTGGGGCAGTAGGGGCAGCCTGGATAGGTGATAAGTTGTTGCTGTGGGATAATGCAGTTGATACTAATAAGTTTGCAGCGTTAACACCTAGCAATCCAGCAGACTTATCTCAGCCATGGACTGTTAGCGTTATTACAGGAACCGGTGCAATGCCAACAGCTAGAGCCAGTACTGGAACGTATAGCAAGCTCCAGTACTCAGCAAGATTAGGCGGCGTGTTACTACATAACGGCGTCACCCAGCAAATGTACTTTATGAGGACTAAATAATGGGACTTCCTGTATTTATAGCAGCAACAACTCAAACCAATATAGCACAGTCAAACACTCCTACTAATGTTCCAGTGCCTGCAGGGGCGCAGGTAGGAGATTTATTAATAGCGTTGATAATTCCACCCCAAAATGCCGTCAGTGATATAGTGCTGCCAGATGGATGGTCAGTTATAGTACGTAACCCTGCCAATCTTTTCCGTGACAGTTTAATAGTAGCTGCTGGCATTCACACTGGAGGTACAACATACCCAGTAGCTTGTCCTACTACATACCCAAAGCTGCGGACTTTGTGCTATCGTGATGTAGCTCAAACACCTATAACTGCCAGCGCAATAAAACTTGTAACTGGCACCAATCCTAACACAACAACGTCTCTGGCTGTTTCAGTGGCCAATAGCTTAGAACTTGTGATAGCTTGCAATTTGGAGCAGCAGAATGTAAGTGTGGCATCTGCTGCTGGGACGACTTCGCGAATCGACTCTGCAACTTTTGTTAGCTTAAATGCAGCAGATTCCGCAGTTTCTGTAGGCTCAAGTCCAGTAAGAACTATCACACAAGCAAACAATACTAGCCGGGCTATTGCTAATTTAATTATTGCAGGTACTGGAGGTGAAGATCCTCCACCTCCTGTAGATGTCCCAGTAGCTTTTACAGGTACAGTACCTAACCAATCTGCAACTGTAGGTACACCATTCAGCCTTAACGTAGCAAGTTACTTTAGCGGAAGCTTAACTCCATTTACTTACTCCCAATTAGGGGATGCGCTTACAGGTACAGGGCTGTCGTTTTCTGGTAGTACTATCAGTGGTACGCCAACTGCAGCTGCTGTGTTAAGTAAACAAGTAAGGGCTACAGATACAGGAAGTAATCAGGCCACTACCAACACCTTTACTATAACCATTGCAGCTGCCCCACCGCCTCCTGCTACTGGGACTCCTGCTAAGGATATCCCAAGTACTGGAACTGATGGCCCTGCTTTACTGTATAAGGATATTGCATTGATAGGTGCGCAGCCGAATGACTTGATGCGTGCAGTTATTACTGTACCGCCTACTGTCGGGACGCTAACTATGAATGCCAATAGCAGCTTTACTTACACTGGCCCTTCTACTACCTTTCAGTATGAAGGATTTATTAACGATGTATCATACGGAACTGGTACTGTAACTCTTACAACTACTGGATAAAAATAAACCCCGCACCTAGCAATTAGGTAGCGGGGTTTTTTATTTAGTAGCCTAATGGATTTGTTAACCCATAATATTGGCACACTTCAAAATGTCTTTGTACGCCTACATGCCAATTGTGTTCATACATAGCTTGCTGCATACAGCGGTCTAGTAATTTAAGTTTCAACGGTCTTCTCCTGTTTCTAAGTTAATACGCACTAGCTTAGCATAACCTTCAATGTCTACCCAGTGGTCTACAAAGTTAGCATCGCCACTTAGGATACGAGCTATCTTCTGTTGGATAACATCTAAAGCTAACTTCTGACGTGCGCTTAGATTCTTCCAACCTTCACCATCGCGGTGAGCTTGCATACCTGATAGCGCATACTCATGGAAGGTAGCATTGTCACCGAACTTACCATGTACATTGCCGCGTTGGGCTAGCACTGCGCTGGTATCTGTTACCCCTGAGTTACCTACAGCTTCAGGTGCTGGAGTTGCTGAGGTGTTTACTTTAGCCATTACTTTATTCCTTCTTCTTAGCTTGTTTAATCTTATCCAGTGTGCTTACTGTTGATGCACTGACTGGGGTTTCTGGGGGTTGAGTAGTTCCTTTCGTACTTGCTTGCGTTCCTGCCGACGTTTCTTCTGCTTGCTTGCTGCGCCCAATTTCTACCTCCTTAAGTAGTTGATTGATGTAAGTTTCATGTACCAGTTGCGTCTGCAGCACTTGAGCCATTACAGTTGCTTGCCAGTCTGTGAAAGCTTTTCTTGCTTGGAAGCCTCCAGACTTGAAGACTAATGCAGTGTAGTTATCACAGCTGTGCAAAGTCTCCAATATGTTTTGGAATAAATCCGAATGTTCGTTGTTCACTTTACACCTCTGTAATTCAGTAAGCTTGGTACGTAGTGTGGGAAGTTAACTGAAGGCTTCGCAGGTTCTACGTACAAGTAATTGTTTGCTGCTGCGTTGATACGGCCAGCACTCTTAAGTTTGTGGAGTACTGCTGTGAATTCATTCTTATCTTTAAAATCCCCAGCTAATGCTTTCCACAACGTGGCTGCCATACAAGGCTTAGCATTGAGCATGCTTATGATAGTGTTACCTTTGGCATTAAGCTCACTCAAGCCAAAATCCCCTAAGGCATTCTGCATGTTAAGCTCAACTTCGTGCAGGATAGTGTTGGCATACACTACTGTCTCAGGCTGTATCTTATCTTCCAACGCGGTGGCTGTCAGGATTAAACATAGCTTGTGCAGTTGTACATGCCTACGACCTACGAAGGTATCAAAGCGTGTGTCCATAAGCGGATGCTCTGTCTTGTATATTTCATCAATAAGCTTGTAAGCTTCAGGCGTATAAGAGATTGGCCCACTAAGCTTACGCATCTCAACAATCAAATCCACAAGCTGACCGTACAGAGTAGAGTCTGGTGCAGGTGGTAGGGTTAAGCTTTGCCGCCTACCGTCTGCTTTCACTATTAGGGTACGACTTAACATACCACTGCCGATGATTTCCGGCGGGAATATACTGGAGAATGATGTGCTAGTAGCACCACCTAACATACCAACAGTAGGCTTAACTACTAGTACATCTTTACCAGTTAACTTAGGCTGCTCATACTTAGGCAGGTTGTCCCACAAGTTAGTAAGCAGTGTAATGAATGGTAAGTCCCCAGCACCTAAGAAGTCTAGTAACTCACCTGCAGTTATAAGCACGTTGCTTGCAGGCCCAGCTAACACAGCTTCTTCTGCAAACTCTACCTCCATGAGTTCCTCAATGTCAGTAGCTAGTGGCTCGTAACTGCGCTTAACTCCGAAGCCCTTCTCCATATCAGCAAGGAACTTTTCTTTGGAACTCTTTTCCTTAGCAAAGGATTTGAAGCCTGCAAGCTCTACAGTCTTACGCGCAAAGTTAATTGCACTAGACTTACGGCCAGCTGCCGGGCCTATAAGGATAGTATACAAGTTAGGGTAGATATTCTCCACCCCAAACTCCAGCCATACGTTACGAGATAGCAACGACCCTAAAGCTGTGAGGATTGCCCAGTCGTGGTATACGATAGGGCTTTCCGTACAAGGTGTTACTACCTCAGTGTACAACTGTATGAAGTCAGGAACCTTTGCCATCTTCTGGTTTGTCCTTTATGATTGAGGCGCCGAACAAGTAGCTTAGAATCTGCATACGCTCTGCAAGCAACTGTCCAATCACCACACCTATTACGTTACCAACTAGCGCAAGTAACACTCCGTTGTCTCCGAACGCTATCATGCAGCCAATCTGAATTCCTACCAACACAAGAGAAAACCACACATTTTCACGCATAACTTTAGATGCAATTTGCTCTACTAAAGTTTTGTGGTTAACACTGTTGATTTCCCTAGCGTGCTGTATGTCCTTTAATGCTAGCTTGTTCCACTCTGCTTTGCGGGATTCTGCTGTATGCTTAAAGGTATCCTTGGCTGAAGGATGTTGCAGGAGCTGGGTACTTAAGTCCATGTCAGACTTAGGTACAACGTCGATAGTTTGTAAGGCTGACTTGGCTATGTTAACTACTTGTCCTGCAATCTCAAGCTTAGTAGATTCCTCAGCTTTGTTAAAGATACCGAGGACGGAAGGTACTAAGGGTAGAAGCTTAAGAGCCGCTGCAATTAATGGTGCCATTACATTACCTCTGCTTCATCAATCAAGTCCTGCACAGTCATCCGGTGGGTACGTATCCGCTTATGTATAGCTATAAGCTGTTGTATATCCGCACTGATAGCATCATGACCAGTCACCATCCCAGCTGGAATCTCAGAACGTAAGGCTTGTAACCTATTGATTGCGCTGGCTACTGCACCTTCTGCAAACCCTGCTGCTCCACCTGCTCTGAAGCGTGCCCAGTTCTTACGCTGAGCTAAGCTGGAATTCTTGTGCCTTGCCTTCTTAGCCTCACGCTTTTTAATTGTTTCTTGTAGAGTTTCAACTGTATAAGGTTTAGAGTTCTGACCATCTGTAGCCATGGCTACCTCCATCGTTAGGGATTATCATTGTGCGGCCACGTACTACAAGGGGTTTGGCCATTAGTTTGCATAGAGCTTCCTGCGCTGCAGGCCTGTGCTCAGGCTTAGCTTGTGCAAGTATTTCGTCGTGTACCTGAGCCTTAAGGCGTACAACGGATTTATTAATTTGCCACTCAAGCCAGAAGTCGAACAAGGCTTCATCAATGAGCATGACACTCGTAGACTGCGGCAAGTGAGCAACGTATTGATTAAGGGCAGATTTATCTTTTTTGTCTCTGGATGGAACAGATAGACACTTCCTTGTCCACCCAGTAGGAGTGACCAGTAGACCCGTCGTTCGAATCTCGTTAATAACTTCATCATAGTATTTACCTTTCACGTCTGGATAAGTATCAGCGAAAGTTTGCAGTAAGGTAGAAGCTATTGAGAAGGCGCCCATAGTAGGAGGTAAGCTCAACAATCTACCAGCTTCCAGCACCTTACGCCTACCCATAGTCTCGATGAGTACAGCTTCTGCCATGTTGTAGTTAGCGCCGTGGTTAACCCGCTTAGCTAGGTCACGTATAGGCTTATCTATTTCATCTTCGGGAATACCAAAGAACAAACTAGCGTTACGTTTGTGGAAGTCTTTAGCAGTCTCTACGGTATGAATAAGGTTAGCGTCTTCACTGATGTAAGCAGTACAACGCGACTCTGATTGGGAGTTATCAGCACTGAATAATTCATAACCGTCATCGGCAACGTACATTGATTTGAGATCGCCATCTTGGTTCTGTATTTGTGTGCCCACCCAAAGGTTTGACGCCTTACTCGCAGCACGACCTGTCTTGGTTCCACCGGCATTAATCTCATAGAGTAATCTTCCACAGAATGGAGTAGCATTAATGTAGGTAGAGAGGGCTTTACCTTTAGCGCGAGACTCAGTGATGCATTCAACAACGATTGTGTGTAGGCTACACTCCTCTGCCCACTTAGCGAGTGCAAGCTTGTCTGACTGCTCCCACTTTTTGTAGGATAAGGCTCCCATAAGCTTCTTAACTTGCACGTGGGAGTTGGGGTTAAAGCCTGCTGCTGTGATTCGTTGGAGCTTAGCAAGGGCTGCATCGCGCTCTTGGGAATACTGAACACGCAATCGTTCACGTTCAATTTCATCTATCTTTAAACCTTCTAAGCCCATACAAATGTTAGGGAAGACTTTACGGAATTCAATAAGGTAGTTATCTTTAACCCACTGTGGCGCTTCTAGTATCATGAGGAGCATAACCCATGCAGTGTTGTACACATCCTTAGCGTTGTAGAGTTCCGTGTCATCTTCCATTTGATCTTTCCAATACTCATAGTTGGGCATGAAGAAAGAGGTAAGGAAGGCTAAGTCACGCTTGAGTTCTACATGCCAGCAGTGCATGAAGTGGAAGGTATCCCACTTGTAATTGTATAAGGGCGCGCCATACCGTAGGTAGTAGGTACTATCGTAGCCCCCATTCTGCATTACCTTAGGCGCCTTGGTACGGTTAGCCTTGCGCATGAGGTACACATCTTCCATGGTATCCATGTTAAGTACATAGCCTCGCCCACAAAGCTTACCATTCTCAATCCACACAGCGTAGTAACCATTCATGGTAATCACTGGCGCACAGAGTACATCTTTACCTGAGTTGTTGATGGGCATGTAAGCTGCAATGCCATCAGGTTTGATACCTAAGTCTTTCTCAGCACGGTCTAATCCAAGCACACTGATAGGCATACGCTTGGTTTCAATATCCGTAGCAACTAAGAGGGCAGAGTCTAAGATACGTAAGAACTCCTCCACTACATGAGGTGCGCTACGGCCACTGATAGGTTCCCACGCCATTGGAGGTGTAACGTAAGGACGGCCAAACAGATGCTTGTCTACATGCCTGCGCAGCACGAAGCCGCCAGTCTTAGTAGTGGCACAATGGCTGAAAGGGTTTACGATAATCCAATCAATACCTTTGAAGTGTATCTTGGCACCAGCCCAGTTGGTACACTTGCCTTCGTTCTGG